TTAAGTGGCTATTTTCCCCCGTAATGGGTTGAGCGTAATAGCGTTTTCAAGATAGTCCGGTGCAAGGTGTGCATAAACCATCGTTTGCTGAATACTCGCGTGACCTAATATCTGCTGTAACGCCACCAAGTTTCCGCCGTTCATCACAAAATGGCTGGCGAATGTATGCCGCAATATGTGTGATGCTTGCCCTTTTGGAATATCCGGCTTTACCGCTTTAATTCGCTCGCAGAACGCCGCGTAATCTACGTTAAACAGTCGTCCGGCTTCGCGGGTTTTGATGATCCGCTTCACCTCTTCAGATATCGGAATAGCTCTGTTTTTGCCGTTTTTTGTTTCAACTAACATCACTCTGTTCGCTAGAACCTGTTCGGCACGTAACGTGCTGGCTTCTCCCCATCGCGCGCCCATACTGAGACATAAGACAGCTAGTCTGTACTCGTCGCCCTCTAACGTTGCCAATAGTTGAGCAATCTCCGCTTCAGAGAAGAAGGTGACAAGAGGCTGTTTTTCTTTAAGCGGTGGTAATCCTCTTAATGGATTTTCGCCCGCGTAAAGCTCCAACTTAATCAGCGCAGAGAACATGCCAGAAAGCCTGTACATATCCCGATTGATTGTTGATGCGCTTATGTCGCTAGACAGTCGCGACGTGCGGAACTCCAATATTGACGGCTTATTTATCCGGCAGATTTCGGGATCATTCATCTGTGTAACTGTTCGTTTTAAATGACGATGCTCAATCAGCCCGTTCTTCGCATTTTGTCCGTGATAGAGCCACCACAGCGCGACCAGTTCGCTTAACTGGCGATGCTCAACACCGTAACCGTGCTGCCACTCTTTTTTGTCCGTTCTTGACAACGTATAGCGCTCAAATGCAACCGCCTCCGTCTTTTTATCAAACCGCCGCCGGATGCGTTTTCCTTTGCGTCCAAGAGGGCGAATGTCCACTTCGTATTGACCGTCACCGAGCTTCTTAACTGCCATAAGAAAGCCCTCCGGCGGTCATTTCACTGTCTTGGTAACAGATAGTGAAAATGTAATGTTTATAGAGTGTTAACCAGTCTGTTTCTCTGAGTGGTCTGATTCCGACGAGTCTGGCCCAATGTGTGCGAGGGCCGGTGCTATCTGCCCAGCTTCCGGTGCTGTTTTATCCGTCATAAGCCACAGAGTGTATTTTTCAAACTGCCTGCATCTTGTGAGTAGCATGATTGATTGGAGTCCTGGCTCTGCGTGCCCACCTTCATAATTTTTTAAAGTGCTGAGCGCCATCCCGATGATTTCACAGAATTTAGCTTGAGTAAGACCCTCGGCTTTCCTGATCGCCCTAATTTTTTGTCCCATATTCATTTGACAAGGTTCCAGATTAAAGACTATATTCCTGCAAAAGGTCTGCTTGTTGGAACCTTTTGAGGCGCGAAAAGCCAATCGCAAACATAAGCCTCGATAAGCAAATGTAAGCGGCTGGCGATCGAGAGAGAGTATCACGGAAAGCGTGATCTATTAACGAAACACGTAACAGGTGAGGTAACAATGACTGATGGTGTTTATGAGGTTCGCTATCCAGTTGACGCTGTGCCGTATCAGAAGTTTGCAGAGCTAATCGGCAAATCTGACGCCGCAGTGAAAGGGATGGTTGATGCGGGCAAGCTGCCGCTGGTTCCGTGGGTTAACCCAGAAAACCCAAACCCGCGCCGTGCTGAAAATTGGGTATTTATACCGGAGTTCAATCGCGCAATGCGTGACGCGTACATGAACCGACCGAAAGAACAGCGTGATGCCTGGCTGCTGTGGCTGGGGTTGTAATATGGGGGAAGATAATAAAGGGCTGGTATTTTTAGGTATTGACCATGCGTTAATAAAATTAAGTGAACATACCAGCATTTATCGCGGCTTTTCTATTATTCGCTGCCCAAGAACAGCAACTAATCCAATAACTCGCTATCGCATCAGTCAAGGCGATCAATCATTCGGGCTATTTGATGCGTTAGGGCAAGCGACTTCTTATATCAACGAACTGCACGGCATGAGAGGTTCAGCATGATTAGCACAGCGCGTTTATTAAAAGAAAAATCACCATCCCCGCAGCAGGAAAAAGGCTGGCTGGAATTACCAAACGGGCGGCGTTTCCAACCAACTCCCGCACAGGCTTATTTTGCGCCGTGGAGCAAGAAACCATATATGCCAGCGCCTAAAAAGCGCCACTGGTTCGCCCGCTTGATGGGTATCGCGGTGTAACGCCGTAATTGGTTAAGAAGCCGAGAGAGGCAGCAGTTATGACTGAAAGTCAGTTGCGTTATGTGCTAGGAAATCTAATCCCTGAAATGTGCGAACGCGGCTTTTCAATAAAAACAGCCTGCGGAGAGTTGTCTCTTGATGGTGAATCAGAAGCACAAAAGCAATTTATTTCTCAATTAAAAAACGAGTTTGAAAAACGATTGATTGAAATCAGCCGAAATAAGAGATACGGCGTTTTTTAATTTCAAATAACCACTTCATAAATTAATTAAAGGCGTAAACCCGCCGGGCTTTCTATTACCTGAAAAAAGGAAATCACGATGAGAAATGCAGAAGTTAAAACGATGCAAGTAGCTGGTAGTGATGCGCTTGTCACTCTGCTGGGTAAAGCACATCTGGAGGAAAAAAAGACCAGCACTGGTCGTTTTCTCAACGTCTGGCAGCGCTAGCCCTACACGCGCAGCAAAAAGAGTTATCAGCAGCAGAGGTTATCGAGCTGCTGCGCAAAGAGGCGGAGCGGTTTGAGCACTCGTCACAGGAGATCATCGTATGAACAACGTCATGATTGATATTGAAGCGCTAGGGAAAAAAGCCAACGCGCCTGTGGGTTCAATCGGCGCGGTATTCTTTCATCCCGTAACAGGTGAGCTGGGTGAGCGTTTTTATTGCCGCGTCGATTTTGAAAACGACATGCTGAACGGAGCGGTGCCGGACGGCGACACAATCAAGTGGTGGTTGCGTCAGTCATCAGACGCCCGTGCCGAATTAATTAGCGATGATGCTACCCCGATTTGGGGCGCGCTCAGCGCATTTAGCGACTGGCTGACAGATCACGCTGAAAGCCTAGAAACATTGCATGTGTGGGCGAATAGCCCGTCGTTTGATTGCACGATCCTGAAAACAGCGTTTGAGCGAACGGATATTGATGTTCCGTGGAATTACTGGAATGAGCGTGACGTCAGAACGATGAAAGAAGCTGGGTTCGCCATCATGGATATGGGGCGCTTTCTCAGCACAGCAGAAACCATCGGCGTTAAACATAACGCGCTGGATGATGCGATCAGCCAGGTCGCGTTGGTTTCTGCTGTTATGTCTCTGTTGGTTCAGAATAGCGGCGGTGAATTATGATCCGCCCGTTCATCAAATGGGCGGGGGGTAAAACCCGCGTCCTCCCCGATTTACTGCCGATCATGCCAAAGGGCGATTGTCTTATCGAACCATTTGTCGGCGGCGCGTCGGTATTCTTGAATACTGATTATCGTCGTTATGTTCTTGCCGATATTAATGCGGATCTGATTAATCTGTACACTCAAGCAGCCAGCTACCCTGGAAAACTCATAGAGGATGCGCGCTGGCTATTCAAAATGTTCAACACAGCGCATGGATATGAAGACACCCGACGCGACTTTAATTCTCGCTCGATGGATTACACAACCCCGCATGATGGCCCAAATGCTGTAAAGATAAATCGCGCAGCACAATTCCTTTTCTTAAACCGACATGGTTATAACGGCATGTGCAGATATAACCGATCTGGCGGCTTTAATGTTCCATTTGGTAGGTATACCGCACCATATTTTCCAGAAGACGAAATTAGGCAGTTTGCGGAAAAAGCCAATGATACCGGCGCTATTTTTATTTGCGCAGATTTCAAAGAAACACTTTGTATTTATGCTGACTCAGGCGTCGTAATTTATTGCGACCCTCCGTATTTGCCTGCCTCAGATACAGCTAATTTCACGCAGTATTACACATCAGCATTTACGCCAGGCAGTCACAAAGAATTAGCTTATGTGCTGTCACGTATCAATCGGGAAACGGGCGCGTCAGTTGTTATCTCAAACAGCGATACGACAGCCACACGTGAGATTTATCAAAATTATAAATTTCATGAAATCGCAGTTCAGCGATCTGTTAGTGCGAGTGCAATCACGCGCGGTGCCGCAAAAGAAGTGATCGGCGTGCTGAAAACCTGTGACCGTTGCGGGCGCGCGGGCGGCGGTTGCTGCCCTGATTGTGACCCATGCATGAGCGATGCGACGTATCAGGAAATGACTGCTTTCGGCGAGTTCGATGAGGAGGCGTTCTGATGCGTCCCGCTGCCTACTACAACGAGATCGATCCCTACGCAGCCCAATGGCTGCGCAATCTTATTGCCGCCGGCCATATTGCGCCAGGTGATGTTGATGAACGTTCAATTGAGGATGTAAAGCCAGATGACCTTAGAAATTACACGCAATGTCACTTCTTCGCAGGGATCGGAGTCTGGTCATACGCTCTGCGCCGTGCAGGATGGCCAGATGATAAACCAGTCTGGACAGGAAGTTGCCCTTGCCAACCTTTCAGCGCGGCAGGCAAAAAAGGCGGGTTTGCTGATGAGCGGCACCTGTGGCCCGCATGGCTCCACCTTATATCTCAGTGCGCACCTGGAATCATCTTTGGTGAACAAGTTGCAAGCAAAGACGGCTTGTCTTGGCTCGACCTTGTACAAACTGACATACAAGCGGCGAGCTACGCCTTCGCAGCTACTGATTTATGCGCTGCGGGCGTCGGTGCCCCGCACATCCGGCAGCGTCTTTTCTGGGTGGCAGACGCCAACGGCATGGGATGGTTCGGGAGGGGGGGCGGCAGCTATTGCAATGAATCCATTCAGTCAGACGCATCTACGAGATGCAGTGCATCTTGCTGGGTGGCCAACTACCAGTGCTCAGGATTCAGATCACCACCCTCGGAATGCATTGACGCGGATCGGTTCAGACAAGAAACGACAACTGATGCTGGCGCACGCTGCGGGGCTTGCGGGATGGCCGACACCAGTAGCAGATGGCAACAGCAGAACACCGAGACCAGAAAATGCAATGAATATGCACCGCATGGACGGCAGCAAGATCCAGCAACGATTACAGGATTTTGCAGCGATAGCGGAGCCTTGCAGGTTAACGGTTTTTGGCGTGATGCAGATTGGCTCTTGTGCAGGGATGGAAAGTGGCGGCCAGTTGAACCCGGAACATTCCCGTTGGCTCATGGGGTTGCCGGCCGTGTGGGGAAGTTGCGCGCCTACGGAAACGCGATAAACGCAGAAGTTGCAGCCACCTTTATTTCTGCGTACATGGAGTGCGGAAGTAATGTCTGAGTTGGCCTATCCGTGGAATGCACCACGTCCAGCGATCTCGCCGTATCAGGAGGTCGCGGACTATTTCCCCTCTTCTGCCGTAAATGCTACCGAGCCTCATCCTGCTGTCGAGCAGCATCTTAAGCGACTGGTATCGCGTGCTGCTTTCTCCGATCTTGATTTCGATCAGGCTGTGGCGAGGCTGGACTACTTCGAGCCTAATTCAACACTGCTAACGATGCGCCGACAGTTCGCTGAAGTTGAGCGGAATGAGCATCAAGCGGCGTTGCAAAACTGGGTGGAAACACCGGAAGGTGTTGAATGTCGCTTATTAGAGCAGCCGTTTTTTATCCGTGATACCTACAGGAAAAAAATAGAATGGCTACGCGCAAATCGTGAGCCGCGACACGTTAGCGCTTTTTTTATGGGAACCGTGAAAAAAGCCCTGATGCGTCTTGATGCCGTGCGCGCTAAACAAGGTGTGCGTGATGGTTTTACGTCAGAGCTTGCCAGCTACTGGCGCACCCGCTGGCAGCATCTGGCAGAATTTACGAAACATGAAGCGATTAACGCTGGTCACGCTATCGCAGCCAGCATCGCGGAAATGTTTGAAACAGAATGCGGCAACACATTGCCCGCTGATATGACGAATGACGAGATTCAGTCGCTTTTCTGGCATTTAGGCCGTGAAATGCTGGTGCTACGCATAACGCCGCCGTGCTGGGGTGTGATCATTGGCGATGACGAATCAAAAAAACGTATTTGCTCCGCCATTCTGCGCATCATCAGCCCAGAATGGTGGGGGCGTAAGTTATGGCGTTTGCGCTGCGAATGGCGTGAAAACCAGTTCCGCGCCATCGGCGTGATCCACAAGAAACGTATGCCGTATGTCAGTATCGATGCACTGAACCAGTGGCAAGAGCAACGCCGTAAAAACCGAGAATTCTTTAAGGCGCATGAACTGGTCGATGACGAAGGTAACGTCGCGTCGCTGGAAAACATGGTGTACGCCAGCATTAGCAATCCGGTTATTCGCCGTCACGAACTGATGACGCGCATGGCAGGTGTTGAAATGATTGCAATATCGCGCGGTGATGAGGGGGTTTTTCTTACTATCACGTGCCCGTCGCGTTATCACGCCACAATTCAGAACGGTCACCATAATCCCAAATGGGATACCTCATCCCCTCGCCAGGGGCAGCGCTATTTATGCAAGACGTGGGCTAAGGCTATGTCGAAACTGAACCGACGCGGCCTGCGTCCGTATGGCTTTCGCGTTGCAGAACCGCATCACGATGCTACGCCGCACTGGCACGTATTGCTATTCATGCCGCCAGAAGACCGGAAAGAAATCACTGAAATTCTGCGTGAATATTGCATTGCTGTAGACCGCGCGGAGCTGGGGCGTAATACCGGTGCGCGCTTTAAAGCCAAGCGCCTTAATCCCAGAAAAGGAAGCGCCACTGCATACGTGGCGAAATATATCAGTAAAAACATTGATGGCTACGCGCTTGACGGTGAGCGTGATAACGAAACCGGAAAGCCTCTGCGAGAAACCGCAAAGTTTGCGATGGCCTGGGCATCTCAACATAACATCCGGCAGTTTCAGCCGTTCGGCCTGCCGCCTGTAACTGTTTGGCGTGAGCTTCGCAAGCTGGCAAACCAACTTACCGCAGTGCAGAAAGAAGCCGGAACGTTCAAGCGTGGTGCTTCTCAGTTAGCCGATCCGGCAATGGATGCCGTGCTAGCCTCTGCCGATGCTGGCTGCTTCGCTACTTACATCGAAAAGCAAGGCGGCGTGCTGATCCCGCGCGAGTTATACACCGTGCGTATAGCGTATGAAGAGGCCGACGAGCAAAACGACTACGGTGAGACGCCAGAAAAAATCTTTGGTGTTTTCTCGCCACGCTTGGGCGAGCTATCGCGCATCTGCACCCGTCTCGTTAAGTGGAAAATCCGCAAAAAACAGACAGTAAATGCAGGCGCTAATGATAGCGCTGGGCGTGGTTTGGCTGTTACGTCGCCCAACGGCGACGCTTGGAGTTCTGTCAATAACTCTACGGGCGATGAAAAAATCAGCATTTCCGAGCCCGCCGATAGAGAGATTGGCAGTACGTCAGAGCCAGAAATTACCGACTTTGAGCACATGACCGACGCGGAACGGCGTGGATTGCTCAATCGACTTCGATCACAGCCGCCGGATCGGCGACATAGCGAACACTCGTCCACAACTCAGCCGCACAAAGAGAGTGAAAAACAGACTGTTAGTAAACGGTCGGACGACTGGCGCGCCAGCGTTGCCGATTTCGCCCGTTCGCTGGGCTGGGATATCAGCGCCGGTGAAGTGCGGCGGTTGGAAACGGGTAATGCGATCACGCTCGCGGGTTATGCCTACGTTGCCAGCGCTGACGGTTGTCTGTATCGAACGCCGACGAGTAAGAAAAAAGACGCGGAATATCAGGATAGAGCGGCGGCGCTGTTACAGCGGATCGCGGAGCTGCGTGACGTTTCATAGTCATAACCGGCTGTGCTGGCCAGTGCATCGATCACAGTCAGAAATGACGCGGCTGCAGCACAGATGAAAATAGCTATGTGGTACCACAAGGGGAAAAAATGGGATATCTGGGAAGTAAGGCCGCGTCAGGCGCGTATCAGAAAATAATCGCCAACATGCCACCGCATGATACTTACATAGAATCGCACTTAGGGGGTGGCGCTGTTATTCAGCGGAAACCACCGGCGCTACGGAACATCGGGATTGATATCGATGAGGAAGCATTGAAAAATTTCGCGTTTACGCACCAGTTAGCAAACGTCAACCTAGTGCGCCGTGATGCGGTGGAATACCTGCGTATGTTCGACTTTACCCGCGCGGGTCGGGTACTGATTTACGCCGATCCCCCCTATCTGCCCGAAACGCGCACCAGTCGGAATCGTTACCGTTACGAATACACCGCCGATGACCACCAGGAACTGATCGCTACACTGCGACGTGTCCCAGCCAGCGTGATGATTTCCGGCTATCCGTCATCGCTTTACGATGAGCTATTGCACGACTGGCGCGCTATCGAATTTCAGGTAATGACACGCGGTGGCGTCAGGACGGAAAAATTATGGATGAATTACACAGAAGGTGCGGCATATAGCGCGGCTTTTTCCGGTAAAGATTATATTGATCGGCAACGTATCAAGCGTAAGGCGGAGCGTTGGAAATCCAAATATGCAGCCCTCCCACCTGCTGAAAGGTTGGCGATCATGGTGGCATTAAGTGAAGTGGATGGTAATCATGAATGAATATCTGGTGTTTAGTGACTCTGCTTGTGTGCTGACGGCTGAAGAACAGAAGGTTGCCCAGCTTTTAGGTGACGCCTGGAATCTCTACCTTACATTACCTGTTGAGCATCCAATGGGGCGGAGTGAATTTTGCGGTGCCATTCATCGCTGTCAAAACATTGTATTAGCTCGCCCAGCGATCAGAGCGTTGGCAGACAAGGGGCAGGGCTTTAAGGGAGGGGAGAGCGTTGAAGTGACCCCCGATAAGACGTAGCATAAAGATGGTTTTTAGTTGGAATTCTCAAAAACAGAAAAATAAATTAAAGGATGAAAATACATGACTGCATCTCAGATTGCGACTATGGCAGCTTCAGTGAGTACATATAAAACAAACGGTGATTTCCTTTATACCAAGCTTCTTATTCTTCACCGTGATATTTCTAATGTTCCTGCAATTGAGGTTTATATCGAAGTGCTGAAAAAAGAGATTTTGCCTGATTTAAAAAAAGAAAACGCTGCCATTGACAGCATTGAAATAGATCAATTGTCAATTTTGAATGGCGCTACAGCCCATATAGTATGGCCTAAGCCAGAGGCGATGAAATCATAACCACCAGAAATACTCACCATAAAAAGCCGCCTGATTTAGGCGGCTTTTTATGGTCTTGAGTGCGTGCAGAACCGTGCGCAATGCTGCACAAATTTGCACAATTTTTTCACATCATTGAACCCTATTCCGCGCCAGAACTGGCGCGCTTTTCCCTATCCTGAGATATTGCACAAAAAGAGGCGTGTTTAGCGCGCGGGCGAGGCGGGGGAGCAAGCGCGCGCTTTGGGGGTTAGGTAGGGGGTCTGGTGCTTCCTGAATCGGCCTGTGGTTGGTGCGCACTGAATGGGTGCATCGCGCGTGCTGGGATGAGGGAGCGCGTCAGAATGCCGTTGGCGGCGTCTGGCGGGGTGTGTTGTGGTTGTTTGGTGTGGGTAGAGTGCTGTTGGTGTCACACCGCCGCATGACGGTGTGATGTTGTGGGTTACTTCGCTGGTTCAAGCAGGGCGTACGGATTGAAGCGGATCGCTTCTTCACCGAGCCAGTCATTGATGTGCTTCATTGCCTCCATGACGGGTGTGAGTTCGTTGATGGCGAATACGCGGGCCGCTTTCTCAACGTCTCCAAACGAGCCATTGCCTTCAGGCATTGCGCCCATTAATTGCGGCGGAACGCGGTGAGCGGCGAGAATATCATCACGCGTTGATGACTTGACGCCAATGAATTCATCTTTTGCTGATATCTGGCTAAACGGCAGTATCTGCACTGAGTCCTTACCGCCTTGTGGTGCATGCAGCAGGATGTTTTTAAATGCCCCTCCCCGCCGCGTATCAGTCAGTGTCTTCTTTAGTTTGTCGAGACTTTCTTGGTCAGCAATCGCGCTGTTCACGTAAACGATGCAGCCTGCATGAGAGCCGTTGTCGTAATACAGCTTGCGGAACTTGTCGGCAGAGTGTGACAAATTGGCAGACAACAGACCGGCAAAGTATTCTGGCATACCGTAGATTTCCTGATGAATATCAGGGTTGATGACGTGGCAGACAGAGTTGGTTTCAAACTGGTGATCATCCAGTCCAGACTGAATAAACCAGTAGGTATCGAGGTCGGAACCGCGCCGGGTGTATTTAGCCAGTGAGTTACGAAACCCCAGCGGCCCGTTAATCCGGTTTTTGCGCATTTCAAGATATGCATTGCCAAATACGAACCAGTCCAGCGCGAACGCTAAGAATGCCTGACGGGATAGTAATTTGTGCGGAATGAAGCAGCCAGCCAACACGTTACGCTTGAAGAACAATGCAGACTGGTGCCAGCTTGCGTAGCCGAACTGGCGAGCCAGTCCGTACCAACTGATCGGGGTATCGTAATACCGGCCATTGTTAGCGCAGTACATGTTATCTAACAGATCATGCGCGCCACTCACAGGCCAGGGGCCGTCGAATGTAAACGTACTCAGGCCAGGGAGTTTTTGTAATTCTGCGGCCAGATCTGTTCCACCTTGCCGTTGTGTGCGATATGGCTTGCGTTTGCTCAATTTAATACTCCGTAACCGTCATTTTGCCACCGACTTCTTGCCCCAGCGGCTCGTTAATAATTGAGAGCATTGTTGCCCAGGCTAGATCGCCGTGACTGACGCCGCGTGAACGATCGGTGTCATAGGTGATAACGCCGCCCGGTGTAACAACTTTGCGTACGGCATTAAACGCGGTGATCAGGTCGCGTTCCCCTCTGTCATATTCCCAGCGTCCGCCGCGGATAATCTGTAGCATCTTCAGTACCAGCATTCGCTTACTTGATGCAGAGAATTGGTAACATACCGCTGCCGGAAAGGCTTTCTTCACTAACTGCCAGACGGCTTCGCCGATGCCTTGCCCATCAATGCCAATATGCTGAACGTTATAGCGTGACAACATGCTGATAATCAGCGCGGCCTGGGCTTCAAACTCCATGCCGCGTACGCGTTGCGTTTCGATAGTGCGAAACTTCCCGCCGGGGATGAGCGGGGCGGCGTTAACTGAGATGGCGCCGCTGTCTCCCTTGCCGCTGGCGCCGTTAGGGTCGTAGCCAATCCATACAGGGCGATCAGCCATTGGGCGCATGGCGTAGGGCTTCCAGTCGGGCCAATCGTCGTAACCGTCCGCGCCGCACGTCAGTAGTGCGTTGTAGTCGAATGCCGCTTCACCGTTACGGATAAACTGGCAGTTATAGAGCTGTTCATATTCTTCCGGGCTGTTTTCCAGTTGAACTTCGTCAATGTCCGTGAGATCCCAGCCGTGATCGATGGCGTCTTTCAGGGTGACGATCTGGCGCCAGATATTGTCTGGACACATCACGCCGCTATTCAATGTCTTCCACGATGTGTCAAACTCAATACGGGCGCCATGCTTGCGGCCTTTGTTGAATGCTTCCCCTGTCCAGAACGGGTACGCCTCATGGCTTTCTGCTGACGGCGTGGAAAAATAGGTACGCGTTAGCCCTTTGAGGGTCGCCATTGCTCCCGCAACTTTCTTCAAGTTTGCGAACTGGCCGACCCAGAAAAATTCGTCAAAATAAAGATTTCCAGTATAGGACTGTGCTGTAGCTGCTGATGTGCCCAGAAAATGCAGCTCCGCGCCGTTGAATAGTTGGATCATGTCGCCGCCCTTCAGTTCAACATCAACCTCAGCGGCTGCGGAGCGAATGAAGCTGCGGAACTGATAAGCCTGGCGGCGGCTGGCTGATAAAAATATCTGGTTCAGTTGATGCTTGTACTTCACATCGTCACTCAGTGCACGTAACAGGGCTTCACGTGCAAAATACCAAGTCGCACCAACCTGACGAGATTTCAGCAGCATCCTGTTGCGGTGATGATGATTGTCATACCAGCCGAGCTGATGCCAGTGCAGTGAGTCGAGAATGTTCGTACGCAATGCTGCAATCTGTGATTCTGAAAAATAGTTCTGTTTCTTGCGGATCTTTTTCTTGGGCTGCGTCGCGGGTGTTCCGTTATCCAGCTTCTTTAACTGGCGTGTCAGCAGGTCAATTTCTTTAAAGTCGCCGCCTGTCTTTTTGTCTTTCGCAGTCAGTTGAACCAGTCGCGCATCGATCGACGTTGTGACGCGCTGTATTGTGGGGGTTTCGTCCCATTCGTCGCGTTTCTTCCAGGCGTAAACCGTATTTTGATTGATGCCCATCAGGCGAGAGATTTCGGCTGGCGGGTATCCCTGCCAGTAAAGCTGTCGCGCGCGCTGCCTGATGAATGCTTCCTGAACTGTCATTGCCATCCCCTTGTTTCATGTCGGGGAGATTAACCCGCGCGCGCGGGTAGTTTCTTGTGCCTGTGGTTGTCAGCTTTCTCCTACAACAACAACGCGTTGAGGGCGTGGCCTCGCGCCTGTCATCATCGTTTGGAACTCAACAAAACGAGCAAACGAATATGGCAGCTACAGCTACTACACGTAAGAAATTCCGTGTTGCCGTCTCCGGTGCCACCGTTGACGGGCGAGAAATCAAGCCTGAACACCTGCGCGATGCAGCGGCAAATTACAGCCCGGAAGTCTATGGCGCACGTGTCAACGTCGAGCACTACCTTTCCCCTTACCCTGATAGCGATTTCGGCGCCATGGGGGATGTTACTGCGCTGAGCGCAGAAGATATTACTGACGGCCCACTGTCTGGGCGCACCGCGCTATATGCAGAGATCGAACCGTCTGCCCGGATGAAACAGTTGACCGATGCCGGGAAGAAGGTTTTTTCCAGCATTGAGTTGCACCCGAAATTTGCCCTGAACGGAAAAGCCTACGTGATGGGGCTAGCAATGACTGATACGCCCGCCAGTCTGGGTACTGAACGTCTGAAATTTACAGCGCAGCAGCGCGCGCAGGTTATGGCGTTCAATAACCAGCAGGCTGAAGCCCCGATGTTCTCTGATGCGATTGAAGCTGACGTTATTGAACTCACAGTGCAGCGTGGTGAAGAAGGGAAGTTGTGGTTTAACCGCGTCATGGGAATTCTGGGGAAAGGGAAGAAATCCGATGATGAGCGATTCAGCCAGGTGCATCAAGCCGTGGAAGTCGTGGCGCAGTCTCAGGCCGATCTGAGCGATCAGTTCAGTGCTGTAGAGCAGGCGCGGGCAAGTGATAAACAGGCTATTGAAAAGCTGACCAGCGATCTTGAGGCGCTACGCCAGACGTTGTCCGTGACTGATGGCAGTTTCAGCCATCGCCCACCGGCCGGCGGGGGCAGTAACTCGCAGTTGGCTGACTACTGATATTCACAACGAGAGCAAAAGAATATGGAAAATATTACCCGCCAACTGTTTGATCAGTATGTTGCCCGGCAGGCCCAATTAAACGGCGTTTCGTCAGCCGCTATCGCGGCAAAATTTGCCGTTGATCCAACGGTACAGCAGCGACTTGAAGCCGCTGCTCAGGAAAGTGACACATTCCTGAGCAAAATTAACGTGTTCGGTGTTACCCAGCAGATCGGGCAAAAAGTGCTGATTGGCAGTAAGGGGCCGATGGCCGGGGTGAACAACGGCACTACCGTGCGCCGTAATCCGGGCACGAATCACGCGATGGAGCCATTCAATTATACGTGTCGCAAGGTTAACTATGACTACGGTATCAGCTACGAACAGTTAGATGCCTGGGCACATCAGCCAAACTTTCAGCCGTTAATCAGTTCCGCAATGGCGCGCCAAATGTCGCTGGATCGCATCATGATCGGCTTTAACGGCACAAGCTACGCTGACCCGTCTGACCGTGCCGCTAATCCGCTATTGCAGGATTGCGGTATTGGTTGGCTGCAAAAAATCCGCACAGAAGCCGCCCATCGCCGTATTTCTGGTGTCACGATCACTGCGCGTGATGAAGACAATAAAGTCATTGCAAAAGGTACCTACGGCAACCTGTCGGCGGCGGTTTATGACGCGAAAAACAGTCTGATGGACGAGTGGCATAAACGTAATCCTGACAACGTCGTGATATTGGCTGGCGATCTGCTGACAACCAGTAATTTCCCGGCAATCAACGCGATGAGTCAGACCAATCCAAATACTGAAATGCTGGCCGGTCAGCTTATTGTTGCTCAGGAACGTGTAGGCAACATGCCGACCTTTATCGCGCCGTACTTCCCTGTAAACGGTGTGCTGATTACGCCGTTTAAAAACCTGTCGGTGTACTACCAGCGCGGCGGCTTGCGTCGGACGATTAAAGAAGAGTCTGAATATAACCGCATCGCTACATATCAGTCGTCTAACGATGATTTCGTTATCGAAGATTACGGCAACGTTGCGTTTATTGACGGTATCACTTTTGCGCAGGCAGAGAACGGCGGCGAGTAATACCGCACGCACTAGGCGGGCTTAAGCCCGCCGTTACTGGGGACAGGATAATGCTGACACCAGCACAAAAACATTTCCAAAGAGTCATGGCGGAGCGCCACGGTAAAACAGACGAGCACTCTGATACCGCGCGTACCGCTCATGAGCAAATTCTTCACCGGCTGCGCATGGATCAGAGTGCATTACGCAAAGTGCAATCTGACCAGGGGAAAGCCGTGATGAAAAAGCGGCTGCTTCCTCAGTATGAGGGCTGGATTGACGGGACGCTTGAGGGTGACAGCGGCAGGCAAGATGAAGTGATTGTCACACTGATGGTATGGGCGATTGATGCTGCCGAATACCCGTTAGCGGTGCGCATTGGCCGCTATGTCGTCGCTCACGGACTCGCGATGCCTGACCGATTTAACCGAACCTCTGCCACCGTTCTTGTTGAAGAGATTTGTGATCCGATTCTGGTGCAGATAAAGGCGGATAACACCGCGGATGTCTCCGCATTCCAGCCGCTACTGGCAGAGTTGGCGCAGATTGTCGATAGCTCGGATATGCCAGATCAGGTGGCTGCGAAGCTACGCAAAGCCCGCGCGTTTGCACTGCGAAACGGTACTGAAGCTGACCAGGTAACGGCGCTGGAATTGTTGCGGCAGGCGTTGAAGCTGGATGCGGGCGCGGGAGTGAAGAAAGAGATCGAACGTCTGGCGAGACTGGTTAAAAAGGCCAGCCTCGCAGCCGATGCGGGCAGCGGTAACGATGCTGGTAATGCTGCGGAGGATGGCGCCGGAGGTGGGGCCGAAAATGCGGCGATTACCGAAAGTGATGAAACATCGTCAAATTCGGCTGTGGCGGCCACGGAAGCAACGGTAGCAAATAAGACCGCAGTCCGTAAAACGACGCGCAGAACGGCGGCGACAACAAAGAAAACAACGGCCCGAAAAACAGCAGCAAAAAAGACTGCGAGCGAAAAAACCGAATAACCGACTTGCGCCCCGAGCGCTGGCGGCGCGAGTGGAGATCTGCAACGTATCGCGTGTGTTTTTCTCCACTCGCTCACCGCCAACCTTTTAGGAGCTTTGGCTATGAGTCTTGTTGCTGGAAGGCCTATCACTGCTTCCGCTGATGATGTACCTGCTGTTGATGATGGCGGGGAGAGCGTAAAGGCTGGCAGTTTTTGGCCTGAAATCTTGCTCAAAGATGTGCGCATGGAAGTGCGTATTAACGGTGCGGTAACAACAACGCGGCTAAAGCACGTTGTGATCGAAGCGGTGGGGCACATCACCGATCAGTTAGCGGAGTGGCAAGCCAGCAGGGTTCGCGATGGTTATGCATCGTTAGATCTCGTCCCTGCTTCACTGATAAACGGCGACAGTGTGAAAGTGTATCGATACCGCCGTGCGGTATTCAGTGTTGCGCGCGCGCTGTTGATTGAAAACTATCGTGATGTCGATACAACCGGCGATGCAGGCGAGAAGCATGCCAGCGCATTAACGATGCAAGCGGCGGATTTGTGGCGTGATGCGCGCTGGGCTATTTCTGACATTAGCGGCGCGGTACGCAATCTTGCGGAGGCGTTCTAGTGGAAGTGAAAGCATTACAGGGCGATACAGTTGATCAGTTGTGTTACCGGCACTACGGACGCACAGACGGTGTAACTGAGGCAGTTATTGCCGCTAATCCAGGTCTGAGCAATACATTATTTTTGGCTGCTGGGCAGTCAGTAGAAATGCCGGATGCAGTGGAGGCCAACGAGCCGCAAACGATCCAGCTTTGGAGCTAATTGTGAATGAAGCGGAGAAGAGCGTTGTCACGCTGTTTGTTATCGGTGTGCTGATCGCAGTGGGAAAAGTGTTGGCAGGTAGTGAACCGATCACGCTGCGGTTGTTTGTTGGTCGGATGTTGCTGGGCGGTTTTGTGTCAATGGTTGCAGGTGTCGTGCTGGTTCAGTTTCCGAACCTGCCGCTAACAGCTATATGCGGCATTGGTTCGATGCTGGGGATTGCAGGTTATCAGACCATTGAATTACTGATTCAGCGGCGAGCTAATCAATTGGGCAAGAAAAACGATGAAGCAACAGGTGGCGAAAATGGTTAACCAACCCAATGTGATCGCATTTCTGGACATGCTGGCATTTTCCGAGGGAACAGCAAATCACGCGCTGACCCGTAACCGTGGCTATGACGTGATCGTAACCGGTATGGATGGAAAACCAGAAATTTTCACCGAATATCACGATCACCCATTCGCATCTGGGCGTCCAGGTAAGGTGTTCAATAAACAAGGACAGCGCTCAACGGCGTCTGGGCGTTATCAGCAGCTCTATCGTTACTGGCCGCATTACAAAGCGTTGTTGTCTCTACCTGATTTTAGCCCTGAATCTCAGGACAGATTAGCAATCCGACTCATTACAGAGCGTGGGGCGCTGAATGATGTGATCGCCGGACGGTTTGATGTAGCCGTGTCGAAATGCCGGAATATCTGGGCATCACTGCCGGGGGCTGGATACGGCCAGCGTGAGCATGGACTTGATCGCCTTCTTGTTGCCTATCGGCAGGCTGGCGGGAAAGTCGCATGAGAACGGTGGTGATTGTTTGCGTTGTGATCGTGTTGCTGTTGTCCGGTTTGGGTGTGCAGTCGTTGAGGCTGGGTCATGCTAATAAACTGAATGAAAAACAAAGCGAGACGATAGAGCAGCAAGAGACAGCACTAAGTGAAAAAAACGGCCAGCTTAACGCGCTTACTGAACGGATGAAACGTAGTGACGAAGATCAGGCCAGGCTGCGTGATTTGGTCGAGCAGAACAGGGCCGCATTGTCCGACAGACAGAAATTGATCGAGAGGTTAAAACGTGAAAACCAAAAGCTTAGGTATTGGGCTGACACTCTTCTGCCTGCTGATATTGTCAGGCTGCGTCAGCGACCAGCCCTCACCGGCGGTAGCGCTTACCGTAAATGGCTGTCTGAAGTTGACGCCGTGCCGGTTCCCGGCATCCAGTCCGCAGACTAACGGCGATCTGAATAATCAGCTTGATGAGACAGAAGCGGCGCTGGCTGATTGCGCCGATCAGGTTGATATCACAATCGCATGTCAGGAGCGCGGGAGTGCGCCAGATGGCATGGCGAGTAAACGGGATGAGGGGTAATCAATGCTAAAGGCTGAATCATTGCGCGCGGCGCTGACAGAGAAAAACCGTTGGTGCAAAGCTAACCCGGAGGGCATCACCGTCTGGGTTGAGAAGGGAAGCATTGAGATAGCAGGTAGTGATAGCTCTTTCATGTACCGCTATCCGATCAGCGTATTGGCGATGGATTACCCCGGCAACATTGACGATCTCACGCTGCCGATACTCGACTGGCTCCACATTAATCAGCCTGACCTGCTGTTGAATCCTGATAAAAATAAACTGATTGAATTTGATGCGGATATTGCTAGCGATGACACCGCTGATGTGCTGTTCAAAATACCGGTATGGGAGCGTGTGATCGTCACTCGCGATGAAAGCGGCGCCGTAACCGCAGAACACCTGGCCGAACCACGTCCGCGCCTCGGTGGTGGGGAATGGGGGGCTGTTTTTGAAGATGGCATCGCTCATGGCTAACACTAACGCTGACGCCCTGTTTCATCAGCTTGATGAGGTGTTCAACGGCATCATCGCGGGAATGTCGGCGCAAGGGCGACGTGTATCAGCAAGGGCAATAGCAGTTGCCCTGCGCCGCAGTCAGTCGCAGCGCATCGCACGCCAGCAGAACCCAGACGGATCGAAATATGAGAAGCGCCGCCGCAAGGTATTGCGTTCTCAGGCCGGGATTAGCTTTGTCTGGAATGATGAGACGCGTCGTCTAAGAAACTGGCGAGCGACACGTGGCAAACGCGGCCGGATGTTGACAGGTTTTGATGAAGAACGGGGCGCTGTACGTTCGTTTTATCGCGCAGATATTGAGCGTTATCTTGCAATAAATTTCAATCAGGCGCGCAAGGAGACGACAAAGAGCGATCCTATGTTTCGCCGCCTGCGTACATCGCGCTGGTTGCGCACAAAGGCTGATGCATCTGGCGCCACGGTGGGATTTTCGGGTGTTGCTGCGCGTATCGCGCGTGCGCATCAGTTTGGTCTAAAAGATAAGGTCGGCGGCAATGCTTCAGTGTCATACCCGCGTCGCGTCCTGCTGGGGTTGAGTGAAAGTGATCGCCGGATTATTGCCGAAAAAATGATTGAGTCGATGAGGTTGCAATGACTGCCGAATTATTGCGATTGCTTGAAAATGTGCTGCGCGTCGGCGTTGTGACTGAGATCGACGTTAATGAATGGCGGGTGCGCGTCAGTGCCGGAGGATTGCACACGGATTGGCTGCGCTGGAATGCATTACGCGCCGGTTCGTTCAGCGTGTGGATCCCACCGTCAGTTGGTGAGCAGGTGTTGATGGGCTGCATTGGCGGCAACCCAGAAACCGCTGTCATTATTGGCAGTATCTATAGTGATGAAAATCCCGCGCCGGGCAGCAGTAGCAGTGAAATGATAATCAAGGCACCGGACGGCGCGACAGTTAGCTACAACGCTACCGCTGGAGCATTAGAGGCCCGCGGCATGAAGACGGCGAAAATTGTTGCATCTGTGGGGGTGACGCTGGAAACACCCGTGGTCACATGCACGGAACATCTGGTCGCTAAAACCTTTGAATTCACAGAGGGCGGGACGATGAAAGGCAGCGTCAATCACACTGGCGGCGAGTTTAAGTCGAACGGGGTACAGATTGATGATCACTCGCATGGCAGTGTGTTGAACGGGCCTGGCTGGACGGCGGGCACAAAATGAGTGCGCGTTATATCGGCATGAATCCTGACGGTTTCGGAACGCTGGCAGACAGAGATCATTTGTGGCAGTCCGCGCGTGACATTTTGACGACACCGGTAGGATCAAGGGTAATGCGCCGTGATTATGGCTCTATCGTGCCGGATTTGATTGATGCACCACAAAACGAGGTTACTCGCATGCAGTTAATGAGCGCGGCTGTCATTGCATTAACGCGCTGGGAGCCTCGTTTAGCGCTGAACACGGTAGATATCATTTATTCAAAGTCGGGGAAGGTTGAAGCCAGCTTGAGTGGTTTGATCACTGAAACGATGGAGCCCAGCAGCGGAACAATAACGATTAAAGGGGGTAACGGTGGCGACAGTTGATTTATCACAATTGCCCCAGCCGCAGATCATTGAAGTGCTGGACTTTGAAGTTATCTTGAGAGACGTGAAAGCGGTCATGATCGCTGCGTTCCCTGTTAACCAGCAGGCATCTGTTGCCGCTGCTCTTGAATTAGAGTCAGAGCCGCTTAACCAGATAGCGCAGGTTATTGCGTATCGCGAGTTGATGTTACGCCAACGGATTAACGAGGGCGCGGCATCTTGCATGCTGAGTCATGCTGTATCAAACGATCTGGATACCCTCGCAGCAAACCTGAATACAGAACGGCTGGTGATTACAGCAGAAACGGAAAGCGCAGATGCGGTAATGGAAAGTGACGCCGCATTTCGCTTGCGTGCGCAATCAGCATTTGAAGGGCTTAGCGTCGCAGGGCCAACTGCGGCCTATGAATATTTTGCTAAAAGCGCGAGCGGGAAAGTTAAGGATGCAAAAGCGATTAGCCCATCACCTGCGGTTGTCGTCGTTTCTGTGATGTCGTCTGAAGGTAACGGGGTTGCATCATCTGAGTTGCTTTTGACCGTTGAAACGGCGTTGTCAGCCGAAGATAAGAGGCCGGTTGCGGATAGGCTGACGGTTCAGAGTGCTGAGATCGTTGATTTTTCCATTAATGCCGTGCTTTACCTTTATCCGGGGCCTGAATCTGAACCCATTCATACCGCTGCGCAAAAGGCGTTGCAATCATGGATTGGTGAGCAAGGGATGATTGGGCGGGATGTTGCTCTATCGTCAATCATGGCGGCGCTGCATGTTCAGGGAGTGCAGCGAGTGAGTGTCGTAGAGCCGTCACACGATATAGTGATTAGTGATACGCAGGCAGCATATTGCACGGGTTTTACTGTTACAACCGGGGGCATTGATGAGTGATCTGCTTCCTCCTTCTGCCAGTGGATTTATGCGCAGTGTTGCGGCGTCAACGCAGAAGCTGAGTAATATCCCCGTTGATTTAAATTTGCTATGGAACGCTGAACGGTGTCCTGTTGAGTTGCTACCGTACCTTGCATGGGCACTCTCTGTTGACCGTTGGGATAAAAACTGGTCGGAACAAACAAAACGGCAGGTAATTAGATCCGCGTGGCTGATACATAGGCAAAAAGGAACCATTGCGGCACTGCGTCGTGTGGTCGAACCGTTCGGATACCTGATTCGTATCGTTGAGTGGTGGCAAAACGGCGAGGCACCAGGAACATTTCGATTAGATATCGGTGTTCAAGAGAGTGGCATCACAGAGGAAGTTTTTTACGAACTGGAGCGGCTGATTGCTGACGCAAAGCCAGCCAGTCGCCACTTGCTAGGGTTGAACATCAACCTTGATACACAGGGTGCAGCCCATGTTGCCGCCCTATCTTATGACGGCGACGAGCTTACCGTTTACCCCTATTTTCCTGAAATGATTACTGTGTCCGGTCTGGATGTGGCAGGCGCAGCATTACATTTAATCGACAACGTGAGCATAACAGCATGAGTGCAAAGTATTTTGCTTTGTTAACTAACATCGGCGCAGCCAAACTGGCTAATGCCACCGCGTTGGGTAGCCGCCTGAATATTACCCAAATGGCCGTTGGTGATGGCGGCGGCGTATTGCCTACACCAAATCCGACGCAGACAGCACTGATAGGCGAAAAGCGTAGAGCGGCAATCAACACGCTGAGCGCTGATCCGGCGAATCCTAACCAGATTATTTCTGAGCAAGTCATTCCAGAAAATGAAGGTGGTTGGTGGATCCGCGAGATTGGTTTGTTTGACGACGCAGGCGATATGATTGCTATCGCTAATTGCCCAGAAACGTACAAGCCCCAACTTCAGGAAGGTAGCGGACGGATTCAGACCGTGCGCATGATCCTGATTGTCAGCAGCACTGACGCAGTGACGTTGAAAATAGATCCGGCGGTGGTGCTCGCAACCCGTAGTTATGTTGATAGCGCTATCAATACACACGAAAAAAGCCGCATGCATCCAGATGGTACGCTTAATGCAAAAGGTTTCGTGCAACTGAGCAATTTGACGAGCAGCGACAGTGAAACGATGGCCGCGACGTCTAAAGCGGTAAAAGCCGCGAATGATAACGCAAATGGACGTGTGCCATCCGGGAGAAATATCAACGGCAAGGCGTTGACAGCAGATATCACGCTCAATGCTGAGGATGTAGGGGCGTTATCGACAGCAGGCACAGCAGTTGCGGCGACTAAGTTAGCTACAGCAAGAAATATTAATGGCGTGCCATTTGATGGCACGACAAACATTACGTTAAGTGCGGCGGGCGTAGGTGCACTAGCAATAAGTGAAAATGGCGCTGATATACAAGATAAATCTGCGTTTGCTAAAAACGCTCAGGTTCCTCATCTGGGCAGCTCATGGATCGAATTTGGGGGCAGCGCTGGTGCGTGGACAACCTCACAATTTATTGATTTTCTGAACTCCATCGGGGCGTTCAATCACCTGTATTTCGTGTGCGCTGGCACGTGGAGTTTTTCTGCAAACAAAAAGATTGCAGATACTAATTGCGGACATATCGAACTCGCTGGTGCAATTGTGGAGGTATTTGCTAGCAGGTTTAATCTCAGAACTGTGCGTGTGACAACAATGTCATCATCGAGCGATCCAAGCGCAGTACAGGGTCAGTTCGTTTATGTAGAGTCCGTAACACCGGGATCGGGCGAGTGGCGGCGCGAGTTTAACACTAAAACGCTAACAGCGTCAGATATTGACGCACTACCCCAAAACGGAACGGCAGTGGCTGCATCTAAGTTGGCTACAGCTCGAACTATTAACGGCGTGCCGTTTGATGGTACGGCAAATATCGAACTCACTCCACGGGTGTGGATGTCGAGTGAGTTCACCCCAGCATCTAACACGCCGATCATTGCAACTCACGGGCTAAGTGGCATCAATCCTCTAAATTGTCGCTGCGATGTTTTAGTTAAATGCGTGGAGGCGGATGGTGGTTACCAGCCAGGCGATTTCGCTATTAACCCTGCGACGCTATACATGCAGAGCGATGTTGCTCACCCATACACTCTAATTCCGGCATTAAATAGCAGCACAATACAGGTGAATATGATGACACACCTGTCAGCATCATTGAAAACCAGTACGCTGGGGAATCAGTATTTCAACATGTCAAAATGGCGCGTCATTATTCGTATATTTTATTAATGGGGCAAATAAAAGTGGACAATCAATACTGGAAGCATGCCGAAGGTTGGGTTTACATCGGCGACAAAATTGACGGCGCGACGCCTGCAACAGATAACGAAATCGCTCTACATCACAAGCAGGCTGTCGCAACTGCACGTGTTAGTGATCTGACCCGCGCAGCGAGTTTAAAGACTGCAACTGACGAGCAAAAGGTCTCCCTAAAGGAATGGGAAGGGTATGCAGCAATGCTAAGCAGTATTGATGTTAATGCTACTGGTATCGCCTGGCCGCTTGTGCCGGATGATGAATTGATCGCTATAGCCGATCAATAACGCATAATTGATCTGTATAAACGTTTATAAAATAGCCAGACTAGGTGTCATTATGTTGTTGGTTTTAAAAATATAATGATATGCCAGGGGAAACGAAGCTCGCCAGCTACAAACTGGCGGGCTTTTTTCATCGAGTACAGTTATCTTCGTCTGTGTTATCAGGAATGGCCAGCACAGTTAATTACATCTGTGCTTCAGCTAAATCAGGAAAGTAACCCATCAATTGCCCCGCTTGCTGCGTTTAAGGCTGTTTCTGCACCGCTGCGAATGTTTGTGACCAAATCCCCAAACGATGAGGATTGCAGTCGTTCGCGATAGTCCTCGTCTACGCGTTGCAGGCTGATAGAAAACTCTATTTTTTTCGCGTTACCGTACCGGTCTAATTCTGAGTTTGTCCGCTGCAAACCTGTTAAAACATACATCCCGTAGATTTTCCCTGTTCCCTCAATGAGCGGCCAGGGGCGTCCCATGTAGCCCATTGTTGTGAGCGCCGATAGTGACAGGTTGCCGCCGGTGATTTCGGGATAGAGAACGCCGTTCAGCGTGATCTGTGATTCACCCGCCCCGATGTATTGCCATGACGCTGAACGGTTAATGCGTTCGTTCTTGACGTGGCGCCATTGCTGGGAATGCTGCAACTGCTGGTACGGGGTTGTCTGGAGCGCAAAAACAAACATGCCGAATACCATCATCATAATATTTTCCCCTTAGTCGTTATCGCGGAATGAGCCGCGCCGGTTGCGTTCTTTCTCGTTAAGAACCTGCCGTATTTTTTGCTCAACAAGCTGAGCAAGTTCGCGTGGATCCTGCTTGCCAACATCGTTAAATGTCAGATTGAAAGATGGCCCTGCGCCGGTTGCCGAAACGGGAGCGGCTACGCTTTGCCGGATTGGTTGCGCGGTAATATCTTGTATTTGCTGCGAGACGACACGTGGTACTTTCTGCGCAGCAACACGCGTTTCCTGAAATGCGCCCTGTAATGCAAATGCCCGTGGCAGGTTTTTAAAAACGATATCGCCGGGGCCAATGCGTTTCTTGGTTTCATCCAATAGGCCACTGGTATTGTCGGAAATCTTCTGTAGCCGCCTCTGCGTGCCGCTGTCTCCTGTAAGGGGCTGGGGCGGTGTATATCCGGGGGGAAGGAGTGGGCCAACAAACGGATTATTCCCGTTATCATTTTTTGTAGTAACAGAGGCAACAAACCCCTGAAGAAAAGCCGCTTTATCATTGAGAAGTGCTAATCGCTGGGCATCTTCTATTTTCTTGCGCGCCTTTTCGGCTTCATCAGGTAGTACGCCGAGCTTTTCCAGTATCCATGCCAACGTGTCGAGCAGCATTTTTGCCGGAGTAAGAACAAGGTTAAGCGCGCCACCCAATACATTGCCAAAGATTTCACCTGCACTGGCGCACTTATCCAGTGTTTCTTTGCTGGATTCCATCGGGGTGAGTAAGTTCTTGAACCAGTTCACCACGTTACTGACAGCCGTTCCTATTGCATCAAAGATCGGGCTGAACTTCTCGAACGTTTGTGAAAAAGCCGCCCGCAATGGCGCTAGACTTTCCATAATTCCGCTAAACATACCGCTGAAGAACGCTTTGATTGGCTCCCAATACTTCCAGATGAGCACGCCAGCCGCGACAAACGCAGCGCCAATGAGTCCTATAGGGCTAAGCAGCAATGATAACGCGCCACCAAGAATTGATACCGCACCGCTGATCATGCTCCAGAGTGCAGGCAGGCCGGTTAGCCGAAGCAATAAACTGCCGATGCCTTTACCCAGCGACGTGAGCGCAGAAAGCGGAGAGGTGAACGCAGAAAACAGCATCCCGCGTAACGGTGCGAGCAGGGCGGGCAACCGGGAAAAGCCGCCCGATAGTGACGTTATTACTTGCGACCAGCCGCCCATGCGTGCCATCGATCCGCCCGCTGCACCGCCTAGCTTTTGGAAAATTGAGATTGCGCCGCCGATCCCCTTCCCGCCTGTTAGTAACGTGAAACCGAGTTGCAGCTTTGCCAGCGGCCCCATCAGGATTCCCATTGCTAACGATGTCGCGCCGATTACTGCTACAAGCGCAAGCGCTCCGCCGCCTACCAGTAAGATCGTCTGAGTTAGCTTGGGGTTTTCTTTGGCCCATTCCATCATGCTGTTAATGACGCTGGTGAGGCTTTGTGTTAATTGCCGTAATGGGCCGTTGATGGTTTCCGCGATCTGGATGCGAAAGCCCTCCCATGCGCTGTCCAGCTCCTTCAGATCGCCGCCGAGGTTATCAGCCATTTTTTTTGCGACGGCGTTTGCTTCACCGCTGGCGTTCTTCAGTTCCCCGGCCAGCTTGCCTAATGCCCCGCTGCCAGCAGCCTGAACCAACGTTTGCAGGCCAACAAAAGCCTCTTCGCCAGCAATATCTTTAAAGAACGAAACCTGATCGACGTCGCCATATTTTTTTGTGGCTTTATACAGATCAAGCAACACGTCCTGCATCGGGCGCATTTTTCCATTCGCATCAGCGACGGAAACGCCTAGCTCTTTTAATGCTTCAGATGCTGCCTTTGGTGGTGAGGCTAAACGGGAGAGGCTGGCACGCATGGCCGTACCTGCATCACTGCCGCGAATACCGTTATTCGCTAACATGCCAGCCATTGCGGCGGCATCTTCAAGACTGATACCGAGTTTTGATGCAACTGGCCCGGCATACTTCATTGTGTCACCGAGGTTGCGTAAATCAGTGTTAGTGCGAGTAAATGCAGCGGTTAATGTGTCGCTGACGCGATCCATCTGGCTTGCATCAAGAGAAAATTGAGACAGTATGTTAGAACCAATGTCGGCGGATTCGCCTAATTCCATTCCGCCGGCCAGCGCCATGTTAAGAACGCCGGGGAGTGCTGCTTGTATGGATTGTGGGGTAAAGCCAGCCATTGCAAGAAATGCCTGGCCGCTGGCAGCGTCCCGCGTGGTAAATGCTGTTTCGGCGCCGAGCTTTTTCGCCTGAGCACGTAAGGCGCCCATTTGTGCATCGCCTTTATCCAGCCTCGTCAGCGCCTGAACACGTGACATTTCCTCGTCAAACCCAACAGCGGGCGCCAGAAAACGTCCGCCTGCGTAACCTGCTGCCGCTGCACCGATTGTGGCGCCAGTGCCACTGCTACGCAGATTGCCTGCTGTCTGATGTGCTTGGTCATAGCGTGCGCGAGCTTGAGTTACGGCCGCTAGCTGTCGCCGTTCGCGTTCCAGCGATTGGTTGTATTGTTCTGTTCGCCGTATGGCGCTTTGTATTGTTCCGCTGCCACTGGTGAGTGTTACGCCATGCTGGCGCAGGGCTTGCCCTACGTCGCGCAGTTTTGCGGTCTGTGCGCTGTATGCGGTGGAAAGCGCAGTGATCTTTGTGCGTAAGCCGTCAAGTTTCGCGCGCTGAGCATCTGATAACGTGCCGGTTTCTTTTAGCCGCAGGCTGAGTCCCGCCGCCTCACGCTGAGCATTGCTGAGCTTTTGCGCGGTGTCGCTGGTGCTGTTTCGTAGCTTCTGAAAAGATGAGCTTTGCGATTCAAGGCTTTTGATCGCCGCCTGGGTTTTTTTGATGGATTCAGAAAGACTGCCCGAACTATTACGGGCAGCATTGACAGGGCGTGTAAATTTATCAATGGCACTGAATGCAACACGGATATCAAGATTCGTCATCCTGATTGGCTCCACTTCTGATAGCCGCCCGTTCACGCCAGGCTATCAGCTCGTTAAGCTCCATGCCGTACATTTCTGAGAGCGGCCAATGAAAGATTGTGGCGATATCTGCGATCAGATCCTCCACGCGGTCAAACAGCAAAACGGTTAGTTGTTCTCCGTTTCCGCCTCGCTCTGTTCTGTAGGCGCCTGCGGTGCCAAAAAAGGAACCAGCGCCTCGTTGAGTCGAAAAAAATCACTTGTTGAAAGGCTGGCTATTTCTGGCAGGGTCAGTGCTGGCGATGTGACGCGGGTTAATAGCGTCGATACCGCGTCAAAGTCCAGATTGATTACATCGCCGAGGCGCAGGCCGCGCAACGATCCGGCCTGCTTAATTGCCTGGGTGATCTCAATGTGCGTGATTTCGCTGCCCTTACGCTTGATCGGTGCTGACAGCGTAATTTTGCTGATACTCATACTTATTGCTCCATGCGGCGTGAGCCGCCGTGTAAATACATTATTGGACAGTCAGTAATGACTGTGTTTGCCGGAGCCATACCCCGCCGGGAGTTGGCGCCGGTGTTATGGGTTAGCCGCCCAGCCCCAGCGCGGAACGAACGCGATCAGGGTAAAGATTTTCACCGTTGCGCTTGTAGATGAAATTGAGCAAATCAAATTCCAGTAACGGCTGATCATCAATAGACAGCTTGTAATAGGTATTCTTGATGGCGTAGGTGTGGTTGGTGTCATCACCTTGCTTTGATTCGCCGCCGTCGATTTCAGTGATACGGCCGCGCATCTCAACTTCAACGATGGAGCTGGTGCCGCCGGTGTAATATTCACCGACAAAGCGCAATTTCAACTCGTCAATATCGCCGCCGTACTTCAGGATCAATTGTTCTTCAAAACCGCCGACCTGCATTGACGCATCCAGGGCGCCGCCATCCAAACCGAGATCGACGGCCACAGCGCCAATCATTCCGCCGCCCTGAAAATCTTCCGTTTTACGGGTGACTTTGGGTAACGTTACGCTCGGAATCTTCCCGATGTGGTTATCGCCGTCCACGTAGCACGTAAACAAGCGGAGCTTTTTAGGTACGGCCATTTACGCGCCTCCCAATGAAGAAAAAGCGGTTTCGAAATACTGGTCGGTAAACGTCTGATACAGACTGAGATCTTCCAGTGGCGGCACGGGTGTATAGTTGTAGCGCACAATGCACTTGCCCTGACGTAGCCCCGTGGTCGGGTTGTCTACGATATCGAACCAGCACGCCGCGCCGATCAATTTCCCCGCAGTGACTAACGCCTGTAGTTTTGCGTTAATGCCGCTCACTACGTCTTTTACGTTGCCTGGCGTCATCGGCTTATCGACGGTTGTAAATTGCGCTTCCGCGATGCTGTCAGCCAGAATCTGTGCCGTGCGGGTGTACACCTCAAAGATGTATTCTTTATCGGGATCGGTCGTGCGGTTGCCCCAGAAGCGAAATCCATCACGCTTAATCAGCGTCGTGATTTCGTGCGCGTTCAGTTCGTTGGCGTCGCTGTCTTCAGCTTGTAATGCCCAGAACACGTCTTTGGAAATCCCCAGCACGTTATTAACCGCTACGTTTGACAGCGACTTATGCCAGCCTTGCGTATTATCAATTAACGCCCGCAGGCCACAGGCATACGCTACGGCGGGGAATTCCTCGTTTTCACCGCTCAGCGGGTTATACGCAATGAAGTTAGGCCAGATGGGCATGACTTCGCGGTAGTTCAGCGTCGCGCGGTAGGCTTTCGCCTCAGCAATGGTTTCGCAGTTGTGGCAGTACGCATAAAAGAACGCCCGTAGTTTCTGTGCGATAACACCAAGCTGGGTGGCAACCTCGATCGTATCGTGGTCGGGAACGGCTAAAATGCGTGGGCGGTAGCCGGTTTTCTGTTCAGCGGTCAAAAACGCATACATGCCGGTATAGCTACCATCTGCCGCAGTACCGCCGATCACAAGCTGTGATTGCGTTTGATTGCCGTCGCCCTCTACTGCTGCCGCTACGCGAACCACAATCACCTTTGTGCTGCACTGGTCAGAAATGGCTTTCAGGCTTTTGTAAAGCGAGCCGGTTTTTCCTGCTTTACCCAGCGCATTATTAACGCGCGTGAGTAGTACAGGCGTATTCAGCGGGAACATCTCAGGATCTGCATCATCAGCAACCGCAACAATGCCGATGACTGTTGAGTCAATGTCATTGATGGCCGTTACCAGATCGGTGCTTTCCCGGACGCGGACGCCGTGGAAAAAGTTGTCGGTCATGTCTTGCCGCCTCGTTGGTGAGTTCATTGTGATGTTCTCTGAAAACAAACGGCAGGACACGCATTAGCGGTTGTTGTGGAACGCTGACAACAAACGGCAGTTTGTTGTTTCGCGCGCGCATGAAACTATCAGCGCCGGGGGTGTGAAATGGCATTAAGCAACTTATCGGACATTCAGCAAACACTGAGTTCAGGAATATCAAAGATTGATGACGCGCTGACGGAGGCCGTTAAAGTTCCGGCGTTTAACATCATGATGGGAGGGAAAACGCTGGTATTGCTGGATGAACGGCTGATTTCTCTTTCAATGACAGATAACCGGGGCTTTGATGCCGATCAGGTAACATTATCGGTTGATGACGCTGACGGGTTACTGCAATTGCCCCCGCGTGGTGCGGAGCTTTCTGTTTCTATAGGGTGGAAAGGAGAGGCGTTAGTTTATAAAGGGGTCTTTGTCGTTGATGAAGTCGCGCATAGCGGCCCGCCAGATACGTTAGAAGTAACAGCAAGAAGCGCTGATTTTCGTGATGAATTTAACGTTAAACGTGAAATTTCATGGCACGATTTAACTGTAGAACGGGTTGTATCAGCCATTGCGCACCGCTATAAGCTAAAGCCGATTGTCAGCGCACAGTTAATGGAGCTGGAGATCGATCACGCAGACCAAACCCAAGAAAGCGATATGTCATTCTTGACGCGTATGGCTGAAATGTTGGGCGCCATCGCTACCGTAAAGAATGGGTGTCTGCTGTTTATTCTGCCCGGCGGCGGTGTCAGTGCCTCCGGCAAGCCGTTACCGGCTGCGGAAATAACCCGTTCAAGCGGTGACCGGCACAGCTTCAGAATTGCAGATCGTGATGCCTATACTGGCGTTCGTGCCTACTGGCTGGATCTTAATTTTGGAAAAAAGAAAAAAGTCAGTGTGAAACGCCGCAAAACTAAGCCGAAAATAGAAAAGAGCAGCAGCAGGGAAGGGGACTACATGGAGGGTGAGGACGGGAATGTTTACGTTCTGCGGAAAACCTACCAGAACGAAACGGCAGCAAAACGGGCAGCGGCTGCAAAATGGCAACAACTTCAACGCGGTGCGGCACAATTCTCTATTACCCTTGCACGTGGCCGCGCAGACCTTTACCCAGAAGTGCATGTTTCAGTCAACGGATTTAAAGCTGATATCGACAATCAGGAATGGATAATATCGCGTGTGGAGCATGTGATCGACGGCAGCGGCTTTACGTCGCGGCTTGAGCTGGAAGCAAAGATTGCTGACTGGATAGCAGAAAGTGACTAAAATAAAGGCAACTCAAACCCCGCCGGGGAGTTATCTATGTTTGTTTGCCCTCATTGCGGCGCCACCGCCCGCACGCGTACCAGTCGCCGTCTCAGTGAAATGACGATACGCCAGTACCATCAGTGTCAGAATCTTGAATGCAGCATCACGTTTACGACGCTGAATAGCGTAGAACGCCTGGTAACGAAAAGAACGCGCTGTGACGATGTGCCACCTGATTTTGTCCCGCGCGATGCTTTGCCATCATCGCACTATGGGAAAGATCAGCTTAATTTAGCAATTTAAACCACCGGCCCCGCAACGCGCGGGGCTATATTATTTAGTGGCTTCAATAACTGTGCGTATTTGAAGAAATCACAATATCCCCACCACCGTCTTTTGCTTTACCTGCCTCCTCGCAAGACGATTTTGGATTCTCAAAAACAAATCCTGAATGATTATTGCGGTTCAAAATGCTGATCTCTTTTGTGTTTTTTAGATATGCAGATTTTTTGTCACCAAACCAAAGTGGCGTGCATACCCCCATTTTTATAACAGCGCCGTAAATTTCAGGGGTTATGCGATCTTCATTCATCGTTATTGCTATGGTTCCTGCACTTTCACTGATTGCGAGGGGCTTCCAAGGGGTTAGCGATTTCTGCAAAGTGGATTGGTTGGGCGACTGAGCAAAGGTGCTGAATGAAGCTATTACCAAAAGCGCGGGAATATACTTTTTCAT